GTAACAATTCCTGTCTTAGATACTACTGATTTGCTAGAATTAATAGGAACACCAATGGCAGTCATAACTGATAAGTACTCCTTAGCAAGACTAGAAGAGAAGATAACTATATCATCTCCAACAATCTCGTAAAGAATACATCATCCGTTATAACCAAGTCTCCAAGAACAATATTGCATTATCATATGATGTGTTAATGCAAGCATAGTTCAAGAAGACTTAGCTCCCATTGGTTGACCAACTGCATACTTTAAAGACTTAGAAGCATTATCATCCTTATCAAAGAATGAATAATGTCTTCCCACCAATAAAGTAGATCACGCCTCCGAAAACTCTTTTCCAAATAAGGTAGAAATAAACCTTACTTGTAAAGATAACGGAAGACGATCTGTTGCAGCTGAAAGATCATATCCATAACAGCAACCATATTTGATTGCCTTCTGGACAGCTCTTTCAAAAGCAACTGGGCCATGATCTTTAGAACCATCATTAGGGATTTGAATTAACAAATCCATAAGGTAGTTATGAAGACTATGGCATGCAGTCTGAGTTCAACTATCAACCATAGCAAAAACTCTGACCTTCCCTGCGGCTTCTAAGCACGTTGCTAACTGACCTAAACCCAATCCTGGAACACCAGAAGGAACAAATAACTTGTTCTTTCCAGGCTCCACAGATTGATTATACTCTGCAATATCTCTTTTTAAGACATCTTTCGTTTTCGAAAGAAGTCAATCAAAAGAAAATGAATAAGGACTTGGGACATTATCTGATAACTCCTTAAAAAAGGAATTAAGAGTTAATGTACAAGTCTTACTCATAACTTTTACAAGAGATTTGTAAAGTATAGGATCGGTCTTCAACAAGCAAAGATCCACTACCATACCAGTTCAAGATTTTGAACTAGTTGGTGAGCTTTTCTCACTTATCAAAAACTTATCCATAGGCCGCAAGTGGACATCTTTTAGAAAATCTTGAAGAATAGAAGGGGATTTTATCCCTATCCAATTCTCTAGATTTCTTAAAGATGACTCCACACCAGAAAATCCATCTGTTATTGTACTTAATTTTACTTTTCCAGGTATAGATATTACTCTATACAGGGAAAACAAATTTAAATACAATCTAATTACCATAGGATTATTAAGTTCTAAAGATTTACGATCTCTAGTACCAATAATACAAGGTAATCCAGATTTGGATAATCTAGGTAATGGAAGTTCCGGTTCAATCTCACGAAGAGAATGAAACGGTTCCTCTGCTAAGTACTTAGATACTGCAAGGTGACAAGCCTTTAGGTACTTCACCAAGAATTCACCTCCGTGTCTACGGTTCATAACCAGTAGATACTTAGTGAATTTATGGTAAAGCCTAATACGGGCAACCGCCTTCTTATGACTAGATAAGGATAGAACAACAAATTTCCATCCTATCTTCATCATAAGCTGAGTAAGAGAGATTTTACTCTCTCCTACCAGACGTATCAGTCTATTCCTTACAACTGCACTTGATTCTTTGAATACTCTTAAAATATTAATTTTAAAAGTTTTCATTAAATTAAATAAAGTTGTATATAGGTCTACCCGGATAATCCGGAACCTTAAATAGACCTGCGCTGTTCCCTTACGGGGACGCCAGACACAAGCCGCCGACCGTGATTATCTTTAAGTTCATACTTAAAG